GTCACGATTCCCAAAGAAATCCGCGATGCCCCCATGGGGGCAAATTGGAGAAAAACTTTCGATCTTCACCTTTATTCACCATCCCATGGGACAGAGGAAAAACTGTGTAAAAAACTCGATTGAAAAAATAGCCGAGATAAATTATACCACCGTGCGATATAGTTTATTTTATAAGATGCTATTAAGCATCAGTAGGAGGCAAATCACCTCCATATAGTAATGGGACATTCAAAAAATAAAATAAATTAAAATCTGGTCCCATATTATAGTACAATGTTGTGTACGACAGATTAGAATTTTTGCCTGATCCAGCTGGATTAAGACGCACAAAGACTCTAAATGAATCAGTGTCTGTCTCAACTTCAGATGAACCTGTACCAACAGGATTGGTAGGTATCATTCTAAAACGTAAGTACATAGGTATATTTACAGACAAGCCAGCCTGTGTTTTCTGGTTAGTGATAGCCATTCCTGCCATCCCCGAATCGATATCGTTATCGAGAAAATGAAGATTGAAAAAGGCGTCACTCGTGCCAGGCAACACATTGTCTTGCCGAGCATAATCAGAGGTAGCTAGTGTTTTATGAGAGCGTGCTATACTTATAGAGTCAACCATTTCCGGAGAAGAGGCATTAACATGATAAGTCACACTACCACGCATCCCAACAAACATTGGAGATATCCAAGTATATGCGGTGTGTGGAATATAATTAAAACGGGGCACACCAGTAATATTAGTAGTGTGAAAACCCGCAGTATCAAATCCAGGAAGTAATGGCATTCTTGGTAAAATGGAATTACCGTATTTTAAGAGACTTGTAGAATCACTCTGAAATTGTTGTTTTATATATTCATTTGTTCGATGTAACAAAGGACGTAAAGAGATATGATCTTCTCCCATAGTGATAAGTGATATAGCTGAAACAGTTGTATCAACTTCTATTTGATTAGTGTCCAAGGATTCCACAGATGATTGTGGTCGCCAAGTCCAAAAACGTTTATCAACTTGAATAGGATCATTAAACTTTATATTAGGACAACCACGAGAAAAAACTAATAAATCAATATTAGCTCCAGCAGCTGGCCCAGTCAACTTTGTGAGAACTGTGACAACTATTTGCCCATTCGCACCATAAGTTGAAGTCAATGTTGTTCCATCAGTCTTTAAATACTCAGGATCTAATCCAGGACGAACTCCATAGTTTTTTAACCATGGATCAGCAGAACCCCACGGCACTGTAAAGACAAATTCTTCAGATTGGGAAAAATCCCAAATAGCAGAGTGTGTCTCTGTAGGTACATTTCCCGTGGGTGATCCTTTCAAAGGATCCCAAGTAATTAAAACACGTCCAGAGTGATATTTAGTCTTATTTGCGACGAAACGAAAAGAAATATCACCTCTCCAAAATCTGAACAAGCGCGAAATGTGAGACAATGGGGTCTCGAATTGTTTCGTATAAGTTCTTGAATTTATGGTCTCAGATGTTATTCTCATATGTAAAGGCCACACATAAGTACAAAACAACACATCCCCAATAGAATTAGTTTCAGCAAAATTAGTAGAAATTAAATAAGATTCTCGCGTAACTAGACTTTCAATTGACAATTCATCTGTACCATCTAATCCAACTGTACGAGAATCCACACACAATTCATTTTTTGGATCAACTGATAGCTTTTGCACAGGAGTAGATATGCTAGGTGAAGCAAAAGCATGAAACGGTTGATTTTGAACAGGTTGCGAATCAGATATATTTGGAACATTAGTCCAACCAAAGTAATCAGCCACTTCAGCAATACCTGAAGCAGCAGTAGCAGTTGCTGTGGCAAAAGGTCCAATTACAGGAACAGAACTAACAGTGTTAGCAGCGGACGCTATAGCAGATGCTGTTGAAGAAACAACACCTTTTCCATATTCATCCTTAAATCCACCATTAATGTCCTTCAAAATAGAGACGACACTAGTATTAGTATCGCCATCATTTCGTGTCTTGATAATTTTGGATCGCATTTTGCCACCACGATTCTTATTTCTAGAAACTCGAGACGCAGCATTAACCTTCTGTGGAGTTGATTGTAGGGCAAGCTCAGAAGTTGCTCCAGATAGAACAACATCTGAGGCCATAGCCCATACAACAATTTCCACATCAGTTCCTGCTACCGAATTTGCATTCTTAAGAACAGTAGGACTTGTTATTCGCATCTGACCCATATTTGTAAAATCAGTACCATTAAATATTTTTAACCAATTTCGAAAGTAGAAGAATGGAAGCTCCATGTCCCCACCTTGCGAATTTGATGGATTTATCCAAAAAGAAGGTCGTTGAGAATATAATACATTATTTTGCTCACCAGAGCCCCATGTTGAATCCGATGGTCCCCATGTTGGTAGGGGTCGGTACGAAACCAAGGCTCTTCCATGATAAAATGGTGAGGCATTTATTTGAACATGAATCTTAAGTTTGCACCTAAGATATGCAAAATTCTCCAATTTTCGCTTTATAGCTGTGTTATTAAAAAATAATGCCCAGGGATTAAAGGTTATATTCAATGAATTACCTTCGGTCCATGTGATTTCCTTAATCTTTACAGGTCTTTGGAGAAAACTGGCTAAATCTGTATCTGTCGTATTTCCATCCATAAATGTCTCATCAGTGATATTAGAGGCAGATATAGATGATCCGGGCACTTGATTATGAAAAACTACATTTTCATTTTTCTCATACTCGGGTTGTAGGCTAACGCCTAATAATGATGCATGTTTCGCGGCATCATTCGCGATATTTTCATTATTTGTTTCTGCAGGAGATAAAATACAAAACAATGGCTCTCCCAAGCCAAATGCTCCGTTACGACATTGTTTTAGGTTCAGCCAAACCTTTCCCTAAATAGGGACTTTGAGGATTGCTCTGGCGAAGTTCATGTGTGATCCACACTTCTTGCTATAGTAGGCGTAAAAACTGTCGCAAAAAGTAGTAACTATACACACATGGTTGGTTTTGGTTTTTCAATTGGACTGCACAACTTTAGCCCAGGGCACCACTAAGGTACCTAAAGATTTTTAGAAGCCTCTTGCCAACGCTCGATTAAATCATCAAACGTTGGAAGGGGTCTTACTAGATATTGACCTAAATTGTGTTTATCAATTAATTGCTTAAAAAGATCTCGCTTAATATTGAATATTTTTCTTCCATAATTAAAATATTCTTGCAAGGCGCTATCTAATATAGCACACATCTGTACTTCATGTATGACAATTTTACTCCGAACACAAACAGTCAACATTTTCTCTATTGAGTCATGGTTTAAGGGACACAAATATTCATCAATATCATGGTCCCATCGCCATTTCCTTTTGAGAAATTCACACTTTCGTATCGGAATATAAGGCACAGATTCTGCCTCTTTATCAGCCATGGTATAAACAATATCACATTTTCCAAGGACTTCAGATATAGATGTGTGATTAAACCACTTACATCTACTATGAACTCCCATTATATTATCATCACCATAAGTCAATAAAGCCACATTATCTCGAAAATCCCGAGCAGAATCTTCACCAGATAATATGGCATAAGCATATCGCATATACAAGCAATTAACTAAACCATTAATAATAACAGTTAGAGGCCAACCTGAAGGATTTGAGCCATAAAATTCGACCAGATCCCCATTATAGTCTGTCAATGGAAATCGGACATCTGCACTAATACAATGAATAACACGCAAATCTTCATCTGAATAATTTCCAGAAGCCTTCAAAACGTGTTTAATTACAGAAAATGCAGCATCCATAATCTGAGCGCTCATACGCTTATCAAAAGCCTTAAAGTCCCCAGCTATCATATTTTTATCACCATATTTAGTAATAAAAGATCGCAGTTGACCCCATTCTTTTGATTGACATACAGTGCCTGGACATGATTCGAATATATATTTATTATTTTGCACTAAACGCACAAATGATAACAAATACATTCGGACTACAATTGAGAAATCTACTGGAGCAGAGGAGAAAACACGTGTTTTTCCCTTCTCTCTTTTAGAAAGGGAGACAGCTTCGTCCTTCAAACAAGCATTATAAATGGGATATGCTCTCTTACCAAGAGCATAAGTTTTTAGGATTTTATCAATCCTTCTATTGATTTCATCATTAAATTCCACAGGATCCGGGTGCAGTTCTGTCGCTGGTAACTTTCGAAGAAAATTCGTCTTAGGTTTCCTATAAGGTAAGCCCATAGATGAATTTCTATTAATACCATCAACATATGCAACACCTGGCACCCCATTTATTGCAGTATGGCGATCATATTTGTGAACAGTGCTCAATTCATCAAGGGATAGATTTGACATTATATCCAAAATGAAATCCTCCGTTACAATATCAATTATACCTTGATCCATATCCAGAACGGGATTAACTAAATCCAATGCTGCAATCCTCCAAGGACGCCAACCCCGCATTAAGGGAGCTGTATGATTCAATTTATATCCCTCTTTAAGGAAATCCTCACAAAGCATGGTTTTCTTTACTGTAGATTTAGGGGCTGGCCTATATCCTTGAAACGATCCATACACGCTAGCTGAACCTTGTTCAATAAAGCGAAAGACACTTTTATCATGCAACTCACCTAACTCACGTTCAATAGATTCAGAACAAATACTTATGTCGTTTATTTCAACTGTTGGTTCAAAGTTTTCAACTAAACTCTCCAAATAATGTAGGGGAACTTTCGTACACCCTATAATATTATTGGTTTTATTACCTAAACTATGGATACCAGCTATTGCAGGTCCCTGTGGTGTTGTCACCAATAAAGGTGTTCCACAATAACCATCAAATGTATGTTTCTCAGAATCACCAGTCCATACTTCAACAGTAAATTTATTTTGTACATCAATAACACCACCATGTGAGATCATGGAGACGGGGTTTCTAGAATATACACCATTCTCGTCTAATTCTATATATTCTCCTTTCATAACAGCTCTAAAACCATTAGGAAGAAAATATTTAACTATATTTCGACGAGGTGGAAGACAAGGAATTTTGATTACAGCTAAATCATTTTTAAAATCTCTATATATTTGAGTCTGCGACATTTTTACTGACATATTTCGATTTACACCAGAAACTCTCGAATTCTGAAATATATTTAATTCGAAGTCATCGTACAATAAACAATGATTGTTTGCTAAGTAATATTGATCCGTTATACAGAGCATACGGCATCTGGTTTTACTATCTTTAAATAGTAATTCACAACAGATCAAATTCTCTTCGATTTTCTTAGCTAAAACAACTTCCTGACCATTCATAGCGCGACTAGAGTCACTTATGTGGATAGGTGCCAAGTCAACATGAGGATTATGCCAAACATTTGTCCGCTCATTGTCCTTAGGCGCCGGCGGATAAAATGTTGAAGCCTCCTCAAAACGTTGTGATCTATAATCAATAATTTTATCATTTTTCCCAAATATGTATGA